AAGAATCAATGAATCCCTCGTAGTTCCATTCCATAGGTATGAACAAACTATAGAGTCCCGAACCTGTCTGTCCGTTGCGGTTTCTTTTTGTAACATCTGAGTTTTTGTATAGTTTTTTAAAGTTATCACCACCTTTATCCAAAGCGTTTGATGTTGATCCCATCATGCACTTACCAATAATTCTACTACCTAATCTTAAGGTTGTTTTCGTAACACGCCAGTTGTTGAGGATGTTGTTCGGCCTCTCCCATTTACCGCTCTCGTCGTGGACGAGGAGTTTAAGCTTCTCCCCATCGTAGGAGTTATCGCCCGTGTTCTTCCAGTCGATTGTGGTGTCCAGCCCCTCGAGCTCCTGTAAGGTTTCGTTACTGGTAAGTTTTCTACGGGTAAGCTTACTGGCTGGGACCCTGAAGGCAAGCTCGGTCTTTGGACGGTCCATTCCGTCCTGGATGGGCTTGAAAAAGAAGGGGTAATTAACGGATATTGGAACCACCTTATCCGTGAACATCTTCTTCGCATCGGGTCCAGACTTAGATAAAATACCATATCTGGAGTCGCTAGATATGGTTGCCAAGTTAACCACCTCTCCTGATGCCATAAAGGAAAAGCCCGATCGACGATTCTTAAGGTAGCACAGTCCGTAAGAGCGTACATCGGCCTTACATGCCTCCCAAAAGATAAAGAAAAGTCTATTTGCTTCACGGAAGTCTGGTGCGCCAACGTCGATTTTGCTCCACTGCAAGTACATGTAATGAGTACCAGTAATGTAAGTAGCAACGTCTTTGTTATAAAACGAAAAACCTTGCTCCCTGCGGGTAAATTCAACATCGATGTAATCATACCATTGTTCTTTAAAGTCTTCTGGATATTCTTTCCAATCAAAAACTGTTTTTATTTTACTTAATTGTTTAGGGTACTCTGTCTTTGTCCAAGTATTTTTTTCAAACTTATGAACCTTGTCCATCTTTGGCAAAGCTATTTTTAAGTTTTGAATATCATATATTTCGCCTATCTGACCAGTTTTAGATATAACTACTACGTCGTGTTCTTTATTATATCCGTATTTCCATTTTTTAGACTTATTAAGTCTTTTAATGGTGTTAATTTTTATAGGCTCTACTACCTTATATAAACTTTGCTGGTACATTATTTAGATCTTCTTTCTGCAAACCCTCCAAAAGACTTTGTTTTTTCTTCTTCTTTAGGCTTGTTATTAAGTATATCCTCTTCTTCTTGTATTCTATTTAAAATCTCAAAAGCGTCAAATATTGCTAATTTTTTTGTAGCAGCTGCGTTTTTTAATCTATCAGCTGAAATATCATCGTCTGAATCTACTATGGGCTCTTTTGCTACTTTGATTAACTCATCAACTGCTTTATGTCCAGCTTGGATTATATTCTTCTTCGTTTCCTTGATATTCATATTTAATTGTAATTTTTCTTGTAGGAACTCTGTATAATCTTTGACCATCTATTACAAATTCATATTCTGAACCAGGAGTAAAACCAACTAAATCTCCTTCTTGTAAAAAACCGTCTGTATACTTAACAATGCCAACTAGTGGTTTTTCTTTTTCTATGCTATACATATCGTCATTAGCTAGCGGCTTTATAAAGCTGTAACCAGGAAAAGCTTTCCATTGGTCTTTTTTTTTGTAAGCGTATATTTGATCTAAATAAACTAAATACCTATCCTCGTCTAACCAACTCCTACTATTTCGCTCTCTGTTTTTTACATCACGCCATCTTCTAAATATATTGTGGTGTATTATAACTTCATCGCCTTTTTCAACTTCAGAACAACTCATTACTGGTGTCTCTAAAACTATAGCGTTTCTACTTACGTTTTGATGATTAAATATTTCTGTGTTTAATATTAATTCTTTATCACCTATTTTTTTAGTATTATTATATCTTTTTTCTTTAGGTGTTACTACAAAGTTAAATATACTTTTCATTAGTAATCTAAATTATATTCTACAGATATAGCCATGTTTTTGTTAAAGTCTTTCCATGGTAACACTTCGTTTTTCTTTTTTATAAATATACAATATTTATCTTGCTCCTCTAAGATACAATTTATAGTATGCCCACCGTAAACCTCTTGTCCAACAGAATAATGCATGGAGTCGTTTTTATAGTCTTTACCTATACTAATTTTCCTTATCAGACTCATCTTCATTTATTTCTGATATAGTTCCATCAGTAACATTTATACTAACTTTACCATAAGTTCCCTCTAATTCATCTTGCACTTTCTTTAAATCAGTGCCCTCTAGTTCAGCAGCTTTATGTAGCAATAAGTGTTTCTGAGCTTCAATATCACCTATCCTAAGTTTTATATTATTTAACTCACTTATTACAGCTTGAAGAGTCTCTAACTCTTTCTTTTTAATTTTTTTTGCCATTTTATTGTATTTAATTGTTTATCCTATATATATACTAATCACTTATTTACTAGATACTTTAATCATCTATAGTCATAGTTACTGATGTTGGAGTTTTTTGCTCGCTTATATCCAAACTAATAAAACTTTTAAGAACAGCAACTTCATCATCACCCATAACTTGTTCAACCCAACTTTTAATTACGTCATTTGTTAAATTATCAAAAGATATGAAATCCTCACTATCACTTAAAGGTACTTTGCACATTCCTATTTTTTCTGAAGAGTAATCACCATCAACACCTAATAACTTCCAATGTACATTGTATACTACATTTTGTAGATTATTTTCTTCTGGGTGAACATCTACAGTTTTACAATCCCAAGTATAAGTTATTGCCATAATATATTATTTTTTTACTGAGTTTAGTAATCCATTTTCAAATGTCCATGTTTCTTTGCCAACAGACTTAGATCCACTAAATCCACTAACTGAAGCGTTACTACCGTCTTTACCGTCCGCACCTGCTGGACCAGTTGCGCCAGTTGCGCCTTGCGGACCAGTTGCTCCTGTAGCACCTGTATCTCCTTTTGGACCTTGAGCTCCAGTATTACCTTTGGCACCTTGAGAAGCTGCAGATGAAGAGTCTTTGCCAAAAGCATCTTTTATAAATGCATGTAAGTCTTCTACGTCTTGCCTTATATCTTCTATCTGTCTTAACGCAAATCTGTTGTACTGATATAAACCATCGTCATTATATACTTCGCTGATATCTGTTAGTGACGATAAGTCATCAGATATTTCTTTAGATACAGTGTACTCACCATCACTACCTTTAGAAGCAAATTGCTTGGAACTGCCTTCTTTAAATAGCTTTTTACCTCTTATGTTGTCGTCTATATTTGCCATTATACTTGTTCAAATTCTATTATTATTGTTGCACTTACACCGCGCATGTATTTACTAAGTGCGCTTTTAGAATAACCAAACTGCAAGCTGTCACCCTTACTAAACGTGTAATTACTTGGTTCCCATTCTACTTGACCACTTGATATAGAGATACCACCAGAAGTTGTAGGCTGACTGTAATTTGCATTTTTATATATCTGAAAAGTTACATTAAAACCAGTACTTGCTGATCCACTTGTATTATGAAATCTAACTCTTTTTATAGAACCATCGGCTGGACAATCAAAAGAATTATAATATTGATTTGATGTTGTTTCAGATAAAGTGTTAAAAGGAATTCGCAAGGAATTCATAGTATTAGTATCGTCAGAAAAATTACTAGTTATTATTGTTTGTGTATTTGCAGGCGCGTGTGCGTCTACATAGGCCTTGTTAGCAGCATCTGTTGATGCACTAACTGTATCAACACCTTGTATTCTACCTGTTCCACTCAAAGTAATATCACCACCACTAACTGTAAAATCTCCTCCTATAGATAGATTTCCACTTGTATCAAGATTCATATCATCAGCGGCTCCTAAAATACCAGGGTTCCACACAACCTCATTATCAAAGTAATGTCTTATTGTGTCCCAATTACCTGTCATAGTAGTACCGATACTTAACGTTTGTGTTCCATTTGCTGCGGGGAGTATTCCTGCTGATGTATCAGCAAACTTAATATTACCATTTGTGTCAAGTTCAATATAATCTGTAGAACCTCCACCTCTTATAGTACCAACTACATGTAATTGTGTTGATGGCGATGTTGTATTAATACCAACTTTACCGTCATTTTTTATAGTCATCTTGGTGCTAAGAGAGTTAGATGTACTAGTAGCAAAAGTCATATTATGAGTACCATCAGCACCGTTTCGCACTGTTCCTATAGCGCCGGCGGTAAAACCGTCATAGCCATTACCACCCATTCTAAAAGTAATTTTAGGCCCAAAACCATTTCCAGCAGTTCCGCTAGTCATCATACCAACATCTACTACTGAATATTGCGCATTTGTAAAACTACTATTATAATAAAACTTAGCAGCACCGTCTGTACCTATAACTTGTAATGCTCTACTGGGACTCGTTGTTCCGATACCCACTTTAGATGAACAAATTAAGTCGCTATTTAATCCACTTAAAGTAAC